ATCGCGGTGCTGCCCCTGTACGGGGTGGTGACGCAGCGCGGCAACATGGTCGATGACATTTCCGGGCCAGGCAGCACCAGCACCCAGCAGTTCACTTCGGTCCTGCGCCAGATGCTGGCCGATGACACTGTGGGCCAGATCCTGATCGACGTCGACAGTCCCGGCGGCAGCGTCTATGGCGTGGCCGAGCTGGCCAGCGAAATCGTCAAGGCCCGAGCACAAAAGCCGGTCATTGCCGTGTCCAACAGCCTGGCGGCTTCGGCGGCCTACTGGATTGGCTGCTCGGCCAGCGAGTTCTACGTCACCCCGGGAGGGGAGGTGGGCTCGATCGGTGTGTGGCAGGCCCACTTTGATTACTCGAAGGCGCTGGAAGAAGAAGGGGTCAAGCCCACCCTGATCTCAGCAGGCAAGTTCAAGGTCGAAGGCAACCCGTATGTGCCGCTTGATGAGCAGGCGCAGGCCTTCATGCAGTCCCGTGTGGACGACTACTACAACGCCTTCATCGAAGCTGTGGCCCTTGGCCGAGGCGTTTCGGTAAGCGATGTGCGCTCGGGCATGGGCGAAGGTCGGGTGCTGGGCGCCGATGCTGCATTGGCCGCCGGGATGGTTGACGGCATCGCCACCTTCGACGAAGTGCTATCCCGGATGCAGGCCAGTGTGCGCAGCAAGCAGCAGCGCAGCCAGTCCCGTCTGAAACAGGCCCGCGATGCCCTCGCGCTGATCTGAACCATTTCTTTATTGCGGCCCTCCGTTGAGGGTTGCGCCTTCCTGCGACCCGTTGGTCGCCATCACTGTCGCCGCCTTGAGTCATTCCGACCAGGCGGCATTTTCATTTCTGGAGTCAAACCCATGAGCAAGCAACTGCGCGAGCTGCAAGCCCGCAAAGCCACCCTGGTCAAGGACGCACGCGCCCTGACCGATATCGCTGCCGCCGAGCAGCGCGACATGAACGAAGAAGAGGTCAGTGCTTTTGAAGCCCTCAAAGCCAGGATCGAAGCCACCTCGGCTGCGATCGACCGTGAAGCTGCCTTGATTGCCGAGGAAGCGCAGATGGTCCACGCAACCCAACTGCCCAATGCCTCGGTGGTCACGGTGGTGAACAACGCCGAATCCGATCCCAAGCATGGCTTCAAAAGCGTTGGCGAGTTCCTTAAAACCGTCCGCCATGCGCAAAACCCCGGCTCCTCGATCGATGATCGTCTGCTGATTGGCATGAATCGCAGTGCTGTGGCCCCTGCCTCGTTTGGCAACGAAGGGGCAGCCCAGGACGGCGGTTTCCTCGTGCCTCCCCAGTTCGCTCAGGAAATCTTCCAGCTCTCGCTGGGCGAGGATTCCCTGCTGCCGATGACGGACAACGTCGAGATCACGGGCAACACCATGGCCTTCCCCAAGGACGAAACCACGCCCTGGGGCACCAATGGCATCCGAGCCTACTGGCAAGGTGAAGCTGCATCGGCCGTGGGTACCAAGCCTGTCCTGGGCCTGTCGACTCTGCGCCTCAAAAAGCTCATGGCCCTGGTGCCTGTGACCGATGAGCTGCTGGACGATACCAATGCGCTGTCCACCTACCTGCCCGACAAGATTGCCACCTCCATTCGCTGGAAGACCAACGAGTCGATCCTGTTTGGATCGGGCACGGGCCTGCCTGTGGGCTGCATGACCAACGCCACCACGGTGACGGTAGCCAAGGAGTCGGGGCAGACCACGCAGACCCTGCTGGCGCAGAACCTGGCCAAGATGATCTCGCGCCTGCCGCCGGGTTCGTTTGGCAAGGCCGTGTGGATCGTCAACAACGACGTGCTGCCCGCGCTCTTCACCCTGACGCTGGGCAACTACCCGATCTACCTGCCCACGGGCATGAACCCGGGTGGCATCCAGGTCTCGCCCTACGGCATGCTGCTTGGCCGCCCAGTCTTCGTCTCGCAACACGCCAACACCTTCTCTTCTGCGGGTGACGTGCTGCTGGCCGATCTGTCGTACTACCAGACCATCACCAAGGCCGGTGGCATGCAAACGGCCACCTCCATGCACCTGTACTTCGATGCGGACCTCACTGCTTTCCGCACCACGTTCCGCATGGACGGCCAATCCAAGATCGCTGCACCGATCTCCCCCGCCAAAGGCAGCACGACCATGTCGCCCTTTGTCCAACTGGGCGCACGCTGATCGTCGCCAATCACTGAAGGAGAACTCTGATGTTTCCCAATGCAAAAGGCAGCGAACTGTTCTCGGTTCTGGCCACCATCGACCCCGCCAGCCAGGCTGTGGGCACTGTCACCACCGGCTGGATCTCGGCGGGAAACCACCACAGTCTGCTGGCGCTTGTGCAAAGCGGCGTCCTGGGCACGGGCGCCACACTGGACGCCAAGCTGCAGCAGGCCACCGACGCTTCTGGCACGGGTGCCAAGGATGTGACGGGCAAAGCCATCACCCAGATCGTCAAGGCCACAGGTGACAACAAACAGGCCCTGATCAACCTGCGCCCGGACGAACTGGATGTCACCAACGGCTACGCCTATGTGCGTCTGTCGCTGACGGTGGCTGTTGCGGCCAGCCTCACGGCGGCGCAATTGCTGGGCTTTAACCCCCGCTTTGCGCCAGGGGATGCCAGCAACCAGGCTGCGGTCGCGCAGGTGATCTGAGCCTGAGGGTGGAGCAATCACATGCCCATGCAGTTGATTACTCCGCCCGCAGGGGAGCCCATCTCGCTTGCCGAGGCCAAGCTCCACCTGCGGGTGGACTTCGATGACGACGACACCCTGATCCAGGTCATGATCTCGGCGGCCCGCCAGGCGGCTGAGACCCTGACCAACCGGCAACTTGTCACCGCGCGCTGGCGGATGGTGCTCGACAGCTTTCCTGGACCCAGTCTCATGGGTGTGCCCGCAGGGCAGACCTTCACGTTGCCCGGACATGCTGTTTTGCTGGCCAAGTCGCCCGTGGCGTCGGTAGTGGAAATCCGCTATCTCGATATGGCGGGTATCTGGCAGGTCATGCCAGCAGCGAACTACACCGTCGACAACGCCTGCGAGCCTGCCCGCATCACGCCCGTGTTCGGACAGATCTGGCCAATTGCCCTGCCTCAGATCGGGGCTGTGAGTGTGATCTTTGATGCAGGGTATGGCAATGCTTCGGCAGTGCCCGAAGGGATCAAGACCTGGATCAAATTGCGCGTGGGCTCTCTGTATGTACACCGCGAGGAGGTGGCATCGATGACGCGAGGGCGTATTGACCCCTTGCCCTTCATTGATGGCCTGCTCGATCCCTACAAGGTACCTTTGATATGAGGCCTCTATGAACCCGATCGGAGCCGGAACGCTGGGCCGACGCATCAAGATCCAGCGCCCCAGCACGGTCAAAGATAGCTTGGGCGCCCCCAGCCGTACATGGATTGATGTGGTCACCGTGTGGGCCGATATCCAACCCCTGTCCGGCCGTGAAGCCGTGATCGCCAGCCGCATCTCGGCCGAACTCACGCACCAGATCACGGTGCGCTACCAGAGCATCTTTGACAACCCCCAACAGGTGGCCCAGTACCGGGTGCTTTACAGGTCCCGGATTTTCAACATCCATTCGGCCCTGAACGAGGACGAGAGACGCGTCTTGGTCATCCTTTTGGCCAGCGAGGGGCTGGACGATGGCTAAACATGAACGCTTCAAGGTCGAGGGCCTGGCTGAATTGGCCAAAGCCCTGCGCGAATTGCCAGACCGGGTGGCCAAGAACGGCCTGCGCGTCTCGGTTTATGCCGGAGCCAAAGTCATCCGCGACGAAGCCCGCATGCGCGCGCCCAAGGCAGCCGAGGTCCTGGGGCCCAACCAGCCGCCACCGGGCACGCTCAAGCGCTCGGTGATCATGAAGCAGATCCCTGAACTCTCCAGCCTCACGCGCCAGACCTTTTTCGTGACGGTGCGCCACGGCAAGAAGTTCCGCAAGCAGGGCAAGAAGGGCAACCTGTCTCAGGATGCCTGGTACTGGCGTTTCGTGGAGTTTGGCACTCGCAAGATGCGCGCGCGGCCATTCCTGCGACCCGCGCTTGAGGCCAAGAGGCGAGAGGCGGTGCAGGCCATGAAGGACAAGCTCTCCGAGCGAGTCGAGCTTGAAGCCAAGGCACTGGCGCAATCCATGAAACGGAAGTAGCCGTGCAGGACTTCTATGACGCCATCAAGGATCTGGCCGCAGGCGAGGTCTATGCGTTGGTTGCTGCAGAGAACGCCCAGTACCCGGCAATCGTCTACACGCCCGTCGTGCAGGAGCACATCTTCGGCATCGATGGGCCACATAACTTGCAGCGCGCCCGCGTGCAGGTCGACACCTATGCCAGAACGTACCAGGAGGCCTTGCACCTGCAAGACCAAGTCCTGGCTGCGCTGCTGGCCGACAAGAGCACCGTCGCCGATGTGCGTATGGTGCTGTCCGAATTTGAAGATCAGGCCCGGCTGTACCGGGTGAGCGTGGACTACACCTACTACCGGCAGGGCAGTTCACTATGAAAACAGGAGAGACTGCATGAGCAGCACCGCAATCACCGCGCAGGGCATTGCCATTGCCCGGTTTGGCACCACCGCCTTTGAAACCATCCCCAACGTGGTCTCGTTTCAGGGACCGGGCGGGCAGGCCGCCGTTATCGACGTCACCAATCTTGCCTCCACCGCCAAAGAAAAGCGCGTGGGCTTGCGAGACGAGGGGCAGCTGTCCCTGACCCTGCATTACAACCCCGACGATCTGGTGCACCAGGGCCTCAGAACCGACCGTGCCAACCGCGTGCGTCGCCAGTTCAAGATCACTTTCACCGACACCAACCCCGCCACCTGGACCTTCTACGGCTATGTCACGCACTTCAGCGTGCAAGGCGGCGTGGACGCGGTGGTGCAGGCCTCCGTGACCATCGAGATCGATGGCGACATCACCGAAGCTTAAGGAAGCAACCCATGTTGACCCGTGAACAAATCCTCCAATCCGACGATCTGCCCCGTGAAACCGTGCCCGTGCCCGAGTGGGGCGGCGAGGTGCAGGTGCGCACCATGACCGGTACCGACCGCGACGCCTTTGAGGCCAGCTTGATTGGCAAAGAGGGCCGGTTGGAGAACGTCCGTGCCCGCCTGGTCTCGCTCACCCTGTGCGATGAGACTGGCAGCCGCCTTTTCAGCGACGGCGACATCGCAGCCCTGGGCGGCAAAAGTGCCAAGGCGCTGGACCGTGTGTTTGCTGTGTCTCAGCGCTTGAACGGCATTGGCGCCGATCAGGTAGACGCTGCAAAAAACGACTGATCGCCCATCCCTCGCGGCGCTTTGTGTTCCGGCTGGCATTGGCTTTGGGCCTGCCGGTGCGCGAGATGCTCGCATCGATGGGCTCGGACGAGCTGACTGAGTGGATGGCGTACTACCAGCTCGAGCCCTTCGGGGACTACCGGGCCGATTACAGATCGGGTGTGGTGGCCTCCACGTTTGCCAATGCCCACCGGGCCAAGGACGCAGGGCCATTCAAGCCAGAGGACTTCATGCCCTTCCTGGACAAACCCCAGGCTACCCAACCCCAAGATGAAACCCAGCTCAATGTGGCCCGCTTCAAGGCCATGTTCGCTCACAAAGTGATGAAACATGGCTGATATCGGCTCCCTGGTCGTCAAACTCGCTGCAGAAACGGCCGATTTCCGGGAGGATTTGGGCAAGAGTGCGCTGCTATTGGAGCGTCACGCTGAATCCATGCGCGGATCCTTGGAGAAGGTGGCCGAGGTTGCCAAGACCACCTTTGCCATCGCCATTGGCGTGGAATCGGTGGGAGCGCTCAAAGAGCTGGTCATGCACACGCTCGAAACCGTGGCTGTCCTGCAGGATCTGGCCGAACAGACCGGGGCGAGCGCCACGGCCTTGTCCGGCTTTGCGCCGGTGGCCACCATTTCAGGTGTGGCCATGGAGCAAATCGGCGTGGGCCTGACCAAGCTCTCTAAGGGGCTGGCCGGGGTGGACGATGAGACCAAAGGGGCCTCCCAGGCCCTGCAGTTTCTGGGTGTCAAGGCCAAGGATGCGGGTGGCAACCTGCGCGATCCTGCCGAGGTCATGAATGACATTGCCCTCAAGCTCTCGAACTTCGAGGACGGGGCAGGCAAGACGGCCATTGCGCTTGAACTGTTCGGCAAGTCTGGGGCAGGCCTGCTGCCATTCCTCAAGGACCTGGCCGCCAACCAGGACCTCAACATCCGGCTCACCGAAGCCGAGATCGAGTCGGCTGAGAAAGCCTCCAAGGCCATGGGCCGGATGCGGGCCGAGCACAACTTCGTGTCCCAGACCATTGTGACGGCGGCGCTCCCGGCCCTTGAAGAACTGGTGGGCGAGCTCAAGGCCGTGATGCTGGGCACGCACAACACCGCTGATGCCATGGTCAAGCTGCGCGACGATGGCACGCTCAAGACCTGGGCGCAGGACACGGCTTACGGCATTGCGATCGTGATCGATGCGCTGCGTGGTGTGATCCAGATGGCCAAGGCGGTCATGGGTAGCTTCGAGGCGGTCTGGGCCGACATCGAGTTGCTCGGCACCTTTTTGGCCGGTGGCAAGGGTCTGAACCCGTTTTCCGAAGAGAACCAGGCCACCCTCAAGACCGCACTGGAAAAACGCAATGCGATCGTCGAGAAGGCTAATCAGACCTATGTCGACTTGTGGAAGATGCCTCTCTTGGCCGATGCGGTCAAGGAACGGTTCGATGCCATCAACCGGGGTGAGACCGAGGCGGCAGGTGAGGCGGCCAAGCCGAAACTGAACTACAACTCGGCCACGGGCGCACTTACTGCTGCGGCCATGGCCAAGATCGAGAGTGACATCAAACAGCTGCAAGGGCTGACGGATGTCGAGACGGGCCTCCTGAAGGACCGGCAAAAGATCATCGACCTGTACGAGGGGCAGGGTTACATCAGCTACAAGGAGGCCAGTGAAGCTCGCCTGAACGCTCAGCAGGAATTCACGGACCGTCTGGGCGAGTTGTATGCCCAGGAAGAGTCGATCCTGAGACGGGGCTTGGCCACTGTGGCCAAGACCACCCAGGACAAATTGAAGCTCCAGGACAAGCTCTCGGAGATCACTCTGCGCCGAGAAAAGCTCGAGCGCGAGGCCCAGCAGTCCAATCTCGAACGCGAGATCAAGCTGCCGGGCGAAACGCTCAAGGACCTGCAGGAGCAGGTGGCCAGGAGCCAGGGTCAGCTGCGCTCGACCGAAGAGCAGATCAAGGTCCTGCGCGAGACTGGCTCGATCAGCGAGATCGATGCCTTGAGGCGCTTGTCCGATGCCCGCAAGTCCAGTGCTGATGAATTGGCCGACTTTGCAGCCAAGGCCCGGGAGTTGGTGGAGGCCACCCCAGGCAATGACAAGTTGGCCGAATCCTTCCGACGCATCGAAGAAGCTGCCCGTCAGGCGGCCGATGGCGCGAAGCTACTGGGTCAACGGGCGCTGGAGTTGTCAGACCCAGGGGCTGGATTTGCCAAGGCGCTGCGCACCCTCGGTGAAGAAACTGAGCAGGTGGGCAATCAGATGGAGGCGGTGACCACCAAGGCCTTCAACGGCATGACCGATGCGCTCACCAATTTTGTGATGACGGGCAAGCTGGATTTCAAGTCGTTGGCCACCTCCATCATCTCGGACCTGATCCGCATCCAGATCCAGCGCGCGGTCACGCTGCCTATGGCCAAGGCGCTGGGCAGTCTGTTTGGATTTGCCGATGGCGGGGTCATGACTTCTTCGGGCCCTTTGCCGCTGCGCGCTTATGCCAGTGGCGGGGTGGCCACCACACCTCAGTTGGCGGTCTTTGGCGAGGGCTCGATGGCCGAGGCCTATGTGCCGCTGCCAGACGGCCGCTCGATCCCCGTGACCATGAACCAGTCCGCATCCGGAGGCGGGGACGTTTTCAACATATCGGTCAATGTGGCCGAGGGTGGGGTGACCAGCAGTGCGGGGCAGGGCAAGGACCTGGGACGGGCAATCTCCAGCGCGGTACGCCAGGAGTTGCTCAACCAAAAGCGTGCTGGGGGTCTGCTGGATCCGCGTAGGCAGTGATGTATTGAAAGACTCGCATGGCGACATTTACATGGATCGCCTCGATCGGGGCATCACTCACCGTCAAACCCAATGTCCGCAAGGTTTCCTTTGGGGATGGCTACGAGCAGCGCCTGGCCTATGGCATCAACACCCAGCCCGAGGTCTGGTCGCTCGAGTTCCGGGGCAAGTCCACAGCAGACGCTGCAGCGATCGACAACTTTTTGCGAGCACGGGGTGCGGTGCAGTCCTTTGACTGGACCACCCCGAGTGGCATTGTGGGCAAGTTCCTCTGTGAGGAATGGAGCCGCAGCATCGAAGAACCTAATCTGGAAAACATCCACGCCACCTTCAGGCAGGTGTTTGATCTTTCATGACATCTAAAGCCATCACTTCCGAGATCCAGAAACTGGCCCCGAGTGCGGTCATCGAGCTCTTTGTTCTGGACCTGTCTCTCTTCAACGAGGGGGTGGTTCGGTTTCACGCGGGTACCAATGAGCTGCGCCGTCAGGTGGTCTGGCAGGGCAACACCTACGAGCCGTTTCCCATTCAAGCCGAAGGCTTCGAATTCAACGGCAACGGTCAGGTGCCGCGTCCCAAGCTCAAGGTGGCCAACGTCACGGGCAGCATCACCGCGCTCATCCTGTCCTACCAGGACTTGGTGGGGGCCAAGGTCACGCGCAAGCGCACGCTCTTGAAGTACCTGGATGCGCAGAACTTTGTCTCTGGGGCCAACCCGACAGCGGACGCCACGGCTGAATTCGCCGACGATGTGTATTTCATTGACCGCAAGTCGCGTGAAACCCGCGATGTGGTCGAGTTCGAGTTGGCGGCCGCCTTTGATCTGGAGGGGGTGTCACTGCCCCGGCGGCAGATCGTGCAAAACGTCTGTCCCTGGCAGTACCGCGGTGCTGAGTGCGGTTACACCGGCACCGCCTACTTCAATGCCAATGACGAAACCGTGAGCTCACGAGCGCAGGATGCCTGCGGCAAACGTCTGGTGTCCTGTCAGAAGCGCTTCGGGGCGAACGCCGAGCTGCCCTTTGGGGGGTTTCCTGCAGCGGGGTTGATCCGGTGATGCTTGAAGTTAACCAGACGCTGGCGCTGGCCCACGCTGCTCGGGAGTTTCCCCGCGAGGCTTGTGGCCTGCTGGTCATCCGCAAGGGCCGGGAGAGCTATGTCCCGTGCCGCAACATCGGTGTGGGGACCGACCAGTTCGTGATCCACCCCGAGGACTATGTGCGCGCCGACCAACTTGGCGAGATCGTGGGGGTGTTTCATTCCCACCCCAACTTGAGCCCCGAGCCCAGCCAGGCCGACCGGGTGGCCTGCGAGGCTACGGCGCTGCCCTGGTTCATCGTGAGTTTCCCGGCCGGGCACTGGACTGAGCTGCACCCGCAAGGCTATGTCGCACCGCTGGTTGGCCGCGAATGGGCACATGGCGTGCTCGACTGCTACTCGCTGATCCAGGACTGGTATGGCCAGGAGCGCGGCATTGACCTGCCGGACTTCACCCGCTTTGACGAGTGGTGGAAGCGCGGCGGGAATCTCTATTTGGACAACTTTGCTGGCGCAGGTTTCGATGTGGTGGAGTCCTCCGACATGAATTCCGGTGATGTCCTGCTGATGCAGGTCGCATCGCCTGTACCGAATCACGCTGCCATTTACCTGGGCGACGGCCTGATCCTGCATCACCTGCAGGGCAGGCTGTCCAGTCGCGATGTCTATGGCGGCTACTGGCAAAAGATCACCACCCACACCCTGAGACATCAACTTCTGCATGGTCACGATTCTTCTACTCGGTGAACTGGGCAAGCGCTTCGGGCGACGCCACAAGATGGCGGTGGTTTCAGCGGCTGAAGCCGTGCGAGCCTTGTGCGCCAACTTCCCCTGTTTCGAGCGGGAGCTGGTCGCCTCGGGTGAGCGCGGGGTGGGCTACCGGGTGCTGGCCGGGCGCGACGCCTTGAGCCTGGACCGGCTGCATGAGCCCAGTGGCCAGCAGCGCATCACCATCGCGCCGGTCGTCTCGGGCGCCGGTGGCAATGGCCTGGGTCAGATCCTCTTGGGCGCTGCCCTGATCGCGGTGTCCTGGTGGAACCCGATGGGCTGGGCCGCAGCAGGGTCGTTTCTGTCGCAGGCCACCCTGTATTCGGTGGGCACTTCCATGATTCTCGGGGGTGTGGCCCAGATGATTGCGCCCACGGCCAAGGCGCAGGACCCGTCCGAGCGTCCTGAGAACCAGCCCAGTTATGTCTTCAACGGGGCGGTCAACACCACGGCGCAGGGTCATCCCGTGCCGGTGGGCTATGGCCGCCTCATCGTCGGTTCGGCCGTGATCAGTGCTGGCATTGATGTGGACGAGATCCCGATATGAAAACCCATGGTACTTCTCTGATCATTGGTGCAGGTGGTGGCGGCAAGGGTGGGGGTGGCAGCGCCCGTGTGGCGCAGGAAGCGCCAGACAGCCTGCGCTCCAAGGCCTATGCCCGGGTGGTGGATCTGGTTTGCGAGGGGGAAATCGAGGGTCTAGCCGCTGGGCTGCAGTCGGTCTACCTGGACGACACTCCGATCCAGAACCCGGATGGCAGCTACAACTTCACGGGCGTCACGCTCGAAACCCGGCCCGGCACGCAGCAGCAAAGTTACATCCCCGGCTTCTCCTCGGTAGAAAACGAGGTGGCCGTTGGTGTGGAGTGCAAGGCCAACCAGCCGGTGGTGCGAACCATCAACGACCCGGATGTGGATGCCGTGCGCATCAAGGTCAGCATCCCGACTCTGACGCTGCAAGACACGACAAACGGTGACCTGAACGGCACCTCGGTCAGCTACGCCATTGATGTGCAGGCGCATGGCGCAGGCTTTGTGCAGGTTCTCTCGGACACGGTCTCGGGGAAAACCACTTCGCGCTACCAGCGCAGCTACTACATCCCGCTCACCGGCACCGGCCCCTGGGATGTGCGTCTGCGCCGCATCACGGCCGACTCCACGCAGACCAGCCTGCAGAACAAGACTTATCTGGAGTCCTACACCGAGGTCATCGAGAGCAAGCTGCGCTACCCCAACAGCGCCTTGATGGCCCTGCGGGTGGACGCCTCACAGTTCACCTCGATCCCCCGGCGCAGTTATGACCTCAAACTCCTGCGGGTTCGGATTCCCT